AGTTTCCAGTGCCCTGTACAAAGACGAAAAACTTTATGAAGGCTCCCGCTGCCTGCAGCTTGCATCCGATGGCTTGCGGCTTGAAGCTTGCTGCTTGGGGCTTGAGGCTATTTACCAGAAATTAAAAGGCTTGTAGCTTGACGCTTGCGGCTTGCTGCTTGACGCTTGAAGCTTGCTACGAGAAGTTTCGGAGCTTGTAGCTTGTATCTTGTAGCTTGTGGGTTGTGGCCCCGCACCTGTTTCCAGGCGCTGGTTGGCAATGTTAGGTACATCCGGGGCCATATAATGCGGCGCAGTTAGGTATAAGAACCGCGCCACTAGTGTTTACCGTAGGCAACGTTTTTAACTTTAGGATCCCAGCACGCCCGGCACTCGCCGCAGGCATTGTTCTGATCAGGAGCTGGACACGTGCGACCAGGACCGGATACTACAGTCGACGTATGGGACCAGGAAGCAGCTGCTGGCTGATCAACCATCGGCATGCTAAAACGAATTACTAAATTCTTAGGAGCTCGTGACAAGTACGGCTTAACCCAGGCTTCCCGTGTAGGTAACCAGTGATTAACATCCGGTGTTAAGCGTGCGACTTTAAATATTTTTGCTAAGTGTTTAAGGTTTTGTATGTCTCCTGAATCGTGCCAGCGGAAAAATTTTGACTTGTGGCGTAGTATCTGGGCAGCCATTGCTTTGACCCAGAGCGGTTTACGTGTTGCCTCCAGTCGCTTATATTGTGCATCCTGTACATTAGGGAATACATAGCAACCCTTCAAAGCGTAACAATTGAAGCAAGTTGAACCCTTCACCTCCCGAAGCTTCGCCCCAGTCTGGCATTCCTTTGCAGGTATACCGTAGGCGAAACCTGGCATCTTAGAAGGTTTGCTGAGTGTGCCTGTTATATTATCTAGATCTTTTACTTTCATACATCCTATATAATCCTTTATTTAACTTTGTCAAGTGCTTGTCGCTTGCTGCTTGCAGCTTGTGGCTTGTTGCTTGCAGCTTGCCATTCACTCTTAGGATGCCAGCCCCGGCAAACAGGGACATATAAACAGTCATCATTTATTTGATAATTATTATGTAATGTATCAAAGAATTTCTTGCAGCTGGCCAGGTAGGCCGGCGGCAGGTCCCGGTGATCGCGCAAAAAATAATGCGTTAGATCATTATGTTTTATTTTTTTAGCCATATGTTCCACCACAATGTAAACAATATACCTGCAAGAAGCAGGTCTGTTAAATGTATTCCAAATAGTTCAATCATAACTTTCTCCTGTTAGTTAGTATGTAAGTTGTGGCTCGGGCGAGTATTAATAACGTACCGTGATCGTTCCGTCCCTACTGTGTACACTCGGTTGTCTATAGCTTTAATCCCGTTCAAGCTAGGAAGATTACTCTCTGTCCACAACTTACAATTGAGTGCTAGTTTAAGTAATACAATTAAGTTTCCTTCTATACTTAACACTCAAGTCCTATATAATCCTATTGACAGATATTGTCAAGTAGTCTAAATATATAATTCTAAACAACATACAGGTATAAAATGACACAAAACAAAACAAGACTAAATACTGATTTAAGAAAAAAAATTAGTAGTTTAATTTTATCTCATTTTGAGAACGAAAAAACTACTGAACTTGAAAACTTTAAATCAGCTAAAGAGGATATAACTAATGCCTACAATACAGCTTTTAAAATTGCTAGTAATGTAGTTGGTAGAGCATACCCTAAAAATGATGTTGCAACATTACAATCTTTTAAAAAGAAATATGGTAGTGCTGTTGATGTTGTGGCTAAGGACAGTTGTTTTCATTTTGCAAATACAGAAATTGAAACGACTGAAAGCGAAACTAACAACGAACATTTTGATTTTAAATTAGACGCAAATCTAAATGGACGATTTAGTCAAAGTGATTTTGCTTTAGCTTATTTTAGAGATGAGTTAAAGAGTGCTGGACTAAACCCAGAAATAAATATCCAACACCAAGAAAATCGTTCTAATCCTCATCACACTCAAGAACTAGATAAGATTAAAAAGTTTTTGGGCTTTAATGATGAAACAGGTATAACTGAACAATGGAAATCTAAATATGCTTTAGATGTAATCGGAACTAGCTATTGTCGTTCAAGAACTATTCCTTGTACTGCAAAAGAATTTGAACAGATGAGAGCATTTAAAAATGCTAAACAAGTATTTGTTCAATCTCATTTTACTTGGGCTGAAGCAATACATAAAAATATGCAAGACATAAATAATGGACTTAAAGATTATAAATATGTTAAGGACGCAATTGATTTATGTAAAGCATTAGAATTAGATATTAATGAGAATGAACTACAACGAACTGCTGGAGTATCATTAACTATCTATCAACCAGAAAACTTGGCTAGTCTAATTAAATCAAGACGAGCAAAACAAGACAACAAAGCTGTAATTGCTCAATTTAAAAAAGCAAGACAATCTGCAGTTGCAACACACTAACATTGACACATAGGGGATATTAATATAATATCCCCTATATAAACAAATCAGAAAGGTATAATATGTTTAACTTAAAACAAGGAACTAAATTCAACATAACTTTTTTTGCTAAGAAATATAAAAAGTTTATAACTCGTACAGGACTATGGAATGAGAAATCAGTTGAGAAATATTGTAAAGACAATATTCAAAAACTATTTACATTTTATGATTTAGACGCTGATAGATATACAACAGCAACAGGCGATATAACTGTTGTACCAAAAGAGGATAATTAATATGACTTTAAAAGCAATTTCATTTTTAATTTGGTGGAGAAAAAATCTGCCCTCAACAATAGATGATATGATAAGAATGCAAGAACAAAGAAAGGATAATTAAAAATGTCTAAACATATTTGTCAGGGACCTAAGTGTCATACATACGATACGCAATCAAGAGTTCGTGGAGTGAAAGGCGCTAAGGTGCTGCGAACTCGCAATGCAAGATATGATAATGTTACACAAGAAAAACATTCTTGGTTACAGAATTGGGAATATTTCTTTTGCGATGAGAGATGTATGAATAATTGGCTGGATATACATATGACTCAGTTAATTAGTTTTGTTGGACTTAAAACTAAACCACAGGAAAGCCCAATAGATATTGTAAAGACAGTTCATCAAAATTGGCAAGGACAAGATTATACTCGTACAACTATAAAGTTATTGTCAGAACAATCGGATGATGATACTGTAACTGTATAACTAATAGAAAGGTATAACATGACTAAACCACTACATGTAATAAACTGGCAAGGTAAAGAGTATCGCATCCCCTTTGATGTTGATCTAAACCTAGATCCAAAAGAAAAACTAATAGATGTACCCAATATGTTTAGTGGTGCGATTGCATCACTACCTTGGTTCGCTGTAGCTGTGTACGATATGATTAAAGGCGCAGAGGTTACAGAAGATTATGATCTTATGCAGAATGGATTGAGCTGGTTCTCTAAACATTTCCCTAACGAATATATGACACTACTAGACTGAGTCTAGTCACTCGCCTCTAGCTACTCGAGACTGGTAGCTGGGGGCAAGAGGTCCCAAGCCACTTACAATTAACTTTAGACTTGTTAACATCGATCCCCCTTATTAAAAAGGGGTCCCTCAACTTAGCCGTGTAATGCTTGATTTAGACTTAAATAAGCTATAAATACTTTAAAGGTTCCAAAATTAATCCTAAAAAATTTTGCAGAAAATTTTTATGAAACTAACATTAGAAAAATTTAATTTATTACCACCAGACATTCAAAAAGAATTTCTTGAAGCGGCAACACTAGCAAAACAAAAAAGAGGTATAGAAAAAGCACAAACTGATTTTATGACTTTTGTTAAAAGAGTTTGGCCAGAGTTTATAGAAGGATCCCATCATAAAAAAATTGCAGAAAAATTTAATGATATTGCTAATGGTAAAATCAAAAGATTAATTATCAATATGCCACCAAGGCATACCAAGTCCGAGTTCTCAAGCTTCCTGCTGCCAGCATGGATGATAGGACGCAGGCCTAAATTAAAAATTATTCAATCAACTCACACTACAGAACTTGCTGTTAGATTCGGCCGTAAAGCTAAGACACTAATGGATATGCCTGAGTACAAAGAAATATTTCCAACTAGGTTAAGAGAAGATTCTCAAGCCGCTGGTAAATGGGAAACAGAACAAGGTGGTGAATACTATGCAGCGGGTGTGGGATCTGCAATTACAGGTAGAGGTGCAGATTTACTTATCATCGACGATCCACATTCTGAACAAGATGCATTAAACATAGATGCTCTTGAGAGAGCTTATGAATGGTATACATCAGGACCTCGTCAGCGTTTGCAGCCAGGTGGAGCTATTGTTTTGGTTATGACAAGATGGAATACAAAAGATTTAACAGGTGCCTTGCAACGAGCGACGGGAGACTCTAAGGCTGATAAATGGGAACTCATAGAATTTCCTGCAATCCTTCCATCAGGTAAACCAGTATGGCCAGAGTTTTGGAAGTTAGAAGAATTAGAAGGTGTTAAATCATCTATTAGTTTACAGAAGTGGAATGCACAATGGATGCAAAATCCAACATCAGAAGAAGGTGCATTAATCAAAAGGGAATGGTGGAGGAAGTGGGACAAGGATTATATTCCATCCCTTCAACATGTTATTCAATCCTATGATACTGCATTCATGAAAAAGGAAACTGCGGATTACTCAGCTATTACAACTTGGGGAGTTTTTTATAATGATGAAGACTCAGGACCACAACTTATTTTGCTAGATGCTATAAAAGATAGATTTGAATTTCCTGAGCTTCGAAGGATAGCATATCAACAATATCAGTATTGGCAACCGGAAACTGTACTTGTAGAAGCTAAAGCTTCAGGATTACCATTAACATATGAATTGCGTAAAATGGGCATTCCTGTTATAAACTATACACCCTCTAAGGGGAATGATAAGCACACCAGAGTTAACTCTGTTGCTCCTTTGTTTGAATCAGGTCAGATATGGGCACCTGTAGACAAAGAGTTTGCGCAAGAGGTAATTGAAGAGTGTGCTGCATTTCCTTATGGTGATCATGACGATCTAGTGGATTCAATGACACAAGCAGTCATGCGTTTTAGACAAGGTGGCTTTGTAGATCACCCAGAAGATTACAAAGATGAACCTGTAGCAAAAAATAACAAAACGTATTATTAATATGATTGAGAAAAAAATTAGTTACAATATCAATATTGAAAAACCCAGTACAACAAAACCTGTTAAACAAGGTGGTGTTTTAAATTATTTAGGAAAACAAAAAACGGTTAATGCTCCAGTTAAATGGAGATCATCTAAAGATCATCCAATAGCACATCTTTCCTATATTACAAAAGACGAAGAAAAAATTTTAATTGATTTAAATTTATATGGTTCATTAAAAGGTAAACCTAACAGAGGTCCATTTGGACTTCCATCACTACAAGGATCTGGAGGAGGATCTGGAGGAGATGGCGGCGGTGGAGGGGATGGTGGTGGAGATTCAGGAGGAGACAGTGGCCAAGGAGATAGTGGTCCAGGAGGATCAGACGATGGAAGCGGACACGGAGGTCCAGGAGATGGTGGACAAGGAGATAGTGGCCCAGGAGGATCAGATGAAGGATCTGGACACGGAGGGCCAGGGCCAGGATCTGCTGGAGAATCTACTGGAGACGCTCCAGGAACACAAGGTGGAACAGTAGGAGAAGCTGAAGCAGCGGCACAAGCAGATGCACAATCTATAACAGCGGACAATATATCAACTCAAGCACAAGCGGATCAAGAAGATGCAGCAACAGCTGCAGCAGCAAATGCAGCAACAAGTGGAATTGGAAATTTAGCAAGACAAGCATTTAATGCATACATGGCAGTTTCACCAATAGGAATGTTATCAAGAGCAGTATCAAATGTTGTTGGAAATATTTCAAGAGGAGTAACAGGACCAAGTGATGATACTCAAGAATCAACTTCAGTTCAAAGTGGACCAGCACAAGATTCAAGTGGTGGTGGAATAACTACAATACAATCATATGCACCATTATATAATACAAGCACTGGAGATAATACTGCAGATGCTATGAGAATAAGATTAAATGCTTTACTAGTTCAAAGACCAACTACGTATGGAATACCAGCTGCAAATCAATTATCTAATTATAATTTATTAGATTTAGTTAATCTTAGAAGATAGTTATGAAAAGTTTATTAGAATTAATTAAATTAGTATATGGCCCCAAAGCAATATCTAGCACAATAGGAACTAGGACAAATGTTATTCGTTTACCAAGTGGTAAACTTCAAAAATACCTTTCAAAAGATTTAAATATAGAAGCAGCATCTGATGCAGCTGCACAAAATGCATATGAAGAAATGAAACAACTTATTCCTGAAGTTACAAAAATGAACGATGGTGAACGATTAGTATTTGAAGGAAATTTAAGAAGATTAAAAAACAAACTTGAAGACATCGGTTTAATACAAAAAGAAAATGTTTCTTCAGGTATTACAGCACTTGAATCAAAAGTTGAACAGCTAAGACAAGCAGGTAAAGAATTAGAAAAAGTAACTGGAGAAAAAGCAACTCTTACAGATGTATTAAATGATCTGAGGACATCACAACAATCTATGTCAAGATTAAATGATGAAGGTTTAGTTAGAGCAGCAGCAAGACAAATTTTAATTAATGATATTAAAGCAGGCAAAATTAAAAACATAACTGTTTCAGAAGCAATCAATATGGGGGAACCTTTAGATCCATTTAGACAGATTTATGGTGAAGGAGCTTTGGAACAATTAGATAGTTTAATTCCAAATCTTAGAGGTTTAAAAACAGAAGTGGAAGCAGAAAAATTAGCAAGATCTAAATTTAAATTTGAACCAGATGAAACAAGACCATCAGGATCTGTGACAATAGAAGAAGGTAGAAAAGCAGAACAAGAATATGGAATTAATAAACCAGCTAAAGTATCTGACTTTAAAGCAGAAGCAACTAAGAGAACAAGTATAGATGATTTAATAGATGAATATAATGCAAATCAAGATAGATTATTATTAACAGATGATGAAGGTGGAACTTTAATTACTTATCCTGAATATAATAGATTAAAAGATAGGAATGATGAAATTGCAAAAGCTTTAGAAGCTAAAGGTATTTCTTCTAAAGTAGAAAAAGCACCACAAGCAGAAATTATTCAATTTAGAAAAAAACCAACGGAACCAGAAGGTAAAGCTGATGGTGGAGCCATGGGTCTTGATTATTTAACAGGTATGGAACCACCTAAAAACGGTTATGCTAATGGTGGAAGAATTGGATTTAAAATAGGAAGTGGTAAAAAAATAATTAATAAGCTTACTAAAAAAATTAAAAAACCAACTAAAGATGATTATGAAGACTACGCAGAAATATTAAATGATAGTGAAAATACTGTAGTTCAGGGAACTGAAACATTTGATGAGTTAGACGCACTAGTTAAAAAACAAAAAGATTACGAAGCATCTATGTATCAAGAATATAAAATGGGTAGATTAGATCCTTCACCAGGAGATAAAAGTGAAGGCAGAATGAATTTCTTAAGAAAAAAAGCAGAAGAAGCAGAAATGACTGGAGATAGAAGATTAATTAGTTTTGATGAAATGGATGAATTATCAGATTTAGAATCAACGTATTTACAAGATATTGATAAAGCATATGGAACAGATACTGCTATTAAAAAAGAAATGAAAAAAGCTATAGAAGAAGGAACTCAAAAAACTAATAGAATGACAGAACTTGGATTAAATCCCTCTAGTAGTAAAGACTATGATAAATTTTTAGAAATGGAATCAATAAAACAAAAATATGGAAACGTAATTGATGATAATCTTTTACAACAAATTTTAGTTGATGATAATCCACAAAGAAAAGCAGAAGTACTTGCCTCCATTGATGAAGCTATAAAAATGCAACAAAGAGGAATAGCTCCTGAAGAAATCATTAACATTATAAAAAATACTACTAGAACTAAACAAGCTCAAGGTGGGTCTATAGGTTTAAATTATTTGATGGGATTATAAAATGAAAATCCACGAATACAGAGAGATGAAACGTTATCTCACTAGAAAACCTTTATCCGATAAAGAAGTTAATATGCTTTATCAAGCGGATCAACAAGCACTAGCCACCCCAATCCAGACACCAGTCGCGAGCGACGAGGAACGAGTTGGATATAGTGAAGGAAGTAAATTAACAGGGACAGGTAAAACCTTAGAACAAAATATTAAAGACGATCACAAAGCTTTTAATGATTATAGAAAATCTATTGGTTCCCCTACAATACCTTTAGATAATTCATATATACGAATGTGGATAAAAACTAGATTAAGTGAAGGAGGAAGAGCAGAGCTAGCTGATGGAACATTTCCTGATTATAATGCATTGTCAAATGAGGATAGAGCTGCCGTAGCAAGACAGAGGGTTATTGATTTTGCAAATAAATTTGAAAAAGAAAATAGTAGATTACCTTCACAACAAGAAATTAGAAAACAAGGTAAATTTGATTTTGCAACAGTTAAAAAAGCAATAGAGTCTGGAGACGTAGAAACACTTCCTCTAAATCAAACAAAAGGAGAATTTACAAAAATTCCAGTTGATAATGATTTAAGAAAATTAGATCAAAGTAAAATTATTAAAGATGCATTTAAATCTGGAAAAGCCCCTGATTTAAAAGATGTTCAAAAAATTTTAAATACAAAAGATTCAACAAAAGCTGCTAATAGAATTACTCAATTAGCTTCTACTTATATTGGTGATATGGAAGTAGAAGGTATTAAATCTAAATTTCAAAAAACAGCAAAAGAAATAATAGATACTAATGCTTACGATTATCAAATTAGAGATCTTTATGATAAATCAATTGCTAAATCTGTGGAAGAAAAAAGATCACCTTCCTCTGTTAGAACAACAACTCAAAGAGATATTATCCCAAATATCAAAGGGTATTCAATTGATGAACCTGCAGGAGTTACATCTTCCGTTAGAAACAAAACAACACCTTATGGTGTATTTAGTCAAATTATAGATACAGATATTAACAAAGGAGATAAATATTCTTTTGATTCAATTAAATCTAAAAAAGAAATAGTTTTACAAAATGCAATTGCTTCTGGTGATAAAAAAACAATTAATAAATCATTAAAAGATTTTAATAAAACTGTATCTTATTATGAAAGTAAATTTAATAAAGATATAGGACCAGGTGAAAAGAAAATTAGATTATTTAAAGTTAGTTTAGATAAACCAGAAAATACAATTAAAAACTTTGACACTTTACCTAAACAATATCAAGAAGCGTTTAAAAATAACTTTACAGACAGAGGTTATTCTTATCAAGTTCCAAAAGATATAAAAACTGTTTATCAAATTGGAGAAGATTTAAGAGATCCTAAAATTGCAGCAGATGTTGCAAAAAGAGCAGCGAAAGGACAAGCTAGAATATATTCAGAATTTTTACCTGGAACACAAGCTATAACAAGTTCTGTTGGAGATTATTTAAAAGGTTTAGCTGTAGATGTTAAAGCAGGTAAACTTGTAACTCCTTTTATGAAAGTATTAGGGGCAGCTGCAGTTCCATTAACTGTATATGATGCTTATGAAGGTTACACAGAAGGATTACCATTAGATGAAACATTATTAAAAGGACTATTAGGAGCTGAAGGAATATCTCAAACTTTTAAAGAACAAGCAGCGCTATCTCCTAAAGCAAGAGAAGCAAAACAAGTTTTAAGTTCAAACACCGATCTTGGAATGGATTCAATGGGAGGCATGGGATATATTCAAGCACCATCTACAATGACAGAAGAAGAAGCTAAAAATATATATTTACCAGAAGCTGAAGCATATGCAAAAAAAATTGAACAAGAAAATTTAGCAAGAGCACAAGAACGTAATAAATATATTGATTATGCTAAAGAAAGATTTTCTCCTTTTTCTAATGAAACTCCTATTGAAATGGCTTCAGGTGGACGAATTAAATTTGCAAGTGGATCTGATGATCCAGAAAGTGATTTATATATTCCAACTTTAAATAATAAAAAAAGATTAGGTCCGGAAGATCGAATAAGTAAATATAAATCTTATTCAGAATTAGAATTATTAGGAAACATTGACGCTAAAAAACCAAATTATGAAATATTAGAAGAGTATATTTATAGAAATATGCCTACATATGAACCAAAGGATGTTGTACCTAAAGGATCAAGACCTGTTATGCCTAATGAATATGATAGAGGTCCAAGTGATGGAATATTAGAATTGGCAAGAGGAGGAAAGGTTAAAAAATGATTAAACCTAAAAGACTAACATTAACAATACCACCTAAATCAGGACCATGCCCACAGGGCTTGAATATTAAGTATAATACTGTTACAACAATAAAATCGGAGAAAATTACAAATGGCAGAAATAGACAAGTCGCTACCAAACGTAGCTGATCAATTAACACCGGGAGAATTAGAAGTAGAACAGATTGCACAATCTGTTGAGGAAACTCCTGCAGGACCAACTGAAGTTACAGAAAACGAAGATGGTAGTGTTGATATAAATTTTGATCCTAAAAAAGCTGCATTAGCTGCAACACAATTTGATTCTAATTTAGCAGAAGTTATTGATGAAAACGATTTAAATTTATTAGGAACAGAACTTTATCAAAATTATGAAGACTATAAAAATTCAAGAAGAGATTGGGAACAAGCTTATACTCAAGGATTAGATTTACTTGGATTTAAATACGAACAACGTACAGAACCTTTTCAAGGAGCAAGTGGTGCAACTCATCCAGTACTTGCAGAAGCAGTTACACAATTTCAAGCATTAGCTTATAAAGAATTATTACCAGCGGAAGGACCTGTTAGAACACAAGTCATTGGATTAGATACTCCAGAAATACAAGACCAAGCAGATAGAGTTTCAGAATTTATGAATTATCAAATTATGGATGTCATGAAAGAATATGAACCAGAGTTTGATCAAATGTTATTTTATTTACCACTATCAGGATCAACATTTAAAAAAGTTTATTATGATGAAACATTAGGAAGAGCTGTATCTAAATTTATTTCAGCGGAAGATTTAGTAGTTCCTTATTCAGCATCTTCTTTAGATGATGCCGAAGCAATTATTCATGTAATTAAAATTTCCGCAAATGAATTAAGAAAACAACAAGTAAATGGTTTTTACAAAGACATAGAATTATTACCATCCGATGATGGAGTAACAGACACAGACGATATTAAGGATAAAGAGAGACAATTAGAAGGACTTACAAAAAGTAGTTATAATGAAGATATTTTTACACTATTAGAATGTCATGTTAATTTAGATCTTGAAGGATTTGAAGATATAAATCCACAGACTGGTGAGCCCACAGGAATTAAACTTCCATATATTGTAACTATTGAAGAAGGATCTAGAGAAGTTTTATCTATTAGACGTAATTTTATACAAAATGATCCATTAAAAAATAAAATTAATTACTTTGTACATTTTAAATTTTTACCAGGATTTGGTTTCTATGGATTTGGTTTAATTCAAATGATTGGTGGTTTATCAAGAACTGCTACATCTGCATTAAGACAATTATTAGATGCAGGAACATTATCCAATTTACCTGCAGGATTTAAACAAAGAGGAATTAGAATCAGAGATGACGCTCAATCTATTCAACCGGGTGAATGGAGAGACGTAGATGCCCCTGGTGGAAATTTAAGAGATGCATTTATGACTTTACCATACAAAGAACCTTCGCAAACTTTATTAGCTCTTATGGGGGTCGTAGTTCAAGCAGGTCAGCGCTTTGCTTCGATAGCGGACATGCAAGTAGGGGATGGGAATCAGCAAGCAGCAGTGGGTACGACCGTGGCCTTGCTAGAAAGAGGTTCACGTGTGATGT